TATATTGCCGAGCAGTGGATTGCACAGAATGAAATCGCCCTTGAGCGTGGTATGAAGTCTGAAATCATGGAGAGTTTTATCCTTGGTATGAAAGACCTATTCGAAGAGCACTATGTTGAAATCCCAGAAGAGCGTTTCGATGTTCTTGGTGAGATGGAAATCAAAGTTGCTGAACTCGAAGCAAAATTGAATGAGCAAGTTGAAGCTAATATCGGTCTTACAAAAGATCTATCTGAAGCTAAACAAGCTGAGTTGGTTAAGTCCATCTCTGAAGGTTTGACTGATACTGAATCTGAGAAATTCTTGGGTCTAGTTGAAGAACTATCTTTTGAAGATGCAGCGTCTTTTGAACAAAAGCTAAAGACTATTCGTGAAAACTACTTCACTACTAAAACAATCGCAGAGCAATCTGTAGTTACTGATGCACCAGTAGAAATGTTGTCTGAAACAGTTGTTGCTAAAGCAATTGATCCAGCAATGTCTGCTTACTTGTCAGTTCTCAACAAATAAATCTAAGGAAAATAAAATGACAACACGTCAACAATTAATGGAAAAATGGGCACCAGTATTGAACCATGAAGGTTCTGTGCCATTCAAAGACAACTACCGTAAGGAAGTTACTGCTGTTCTTTTGGAAAACCAAGAACGTGAAATGCAAAAGCAAGCGGAAGCCTTGTTCGAAGGTTCTCCAACTAACGGCACTGGTGGCCAAATCGGTACTGTTGGTGGCGGTGCTACTGGTGGTGTTGCTGGTTTTGACCCAGTATTGATCTCTTTGGTTCGCCGTGCGATGCCACAATTGATCGCTTATGACGTTGCTGGTGTACAACCAATGACTCAACCAACTGGCTTGATCTTCGCTATGAAGTCTCGCTACACTAACCAAAACGGTACAGAAGCGTTGTTCAACGAAGCTGACTCTGGTTTCACTGGTGACGGCACTTCTGCTGGTGCAGGTTCTGTACTAGGCGGTTCTGATGCAGTTGGTCGTGGTATTTCTACTGTGGCAGCTGAGCGTTTGGGTCAAGGCGGTTCTGGTGACGGTTCTTTCGCACAAATGGCATTCTCTATCGAGAAGGCTTCTGTGGTTGCTAAGACTCGTGCCTTGAAAGCTGAATACTCTATCGAGTTGGCTCAAGACTTGAAGTCTGTGCATGGTTTAGATGCTGAAGGTGAGTTGTCTAACATCTTGTCTACAGAAATCTTGGCTGAAATCAACCGTGAAGTTATCCGTACAATCTACAACACTTCTAAAGTTGGTGCTGCTGTTGGTACTGCTACTGCTGGTACTTTCGACTTGGACGTTGACTCTAACGGTCGCTGGTCTGTTGAAAAGTTCAAAGGTCTAATGTTCCAAATCGAACGTGAAGCCAACGCTATCGGTCAACAAACACGTCGTGGACGTGGTAACATCATCATCACTTCTGCTGACGTTGCGTCTGCTCTAGCGATGGCTGGTGTTCTTGATTACCAATCTGGTATCACTGGTAAGAACGCATTGACTGTAGATGACACTTCTACTACTTTCGCTGGTGTTCTAAACGGTAAGTACAAAGTTTATGTTGACCCATATACTTCTAACGTTTCTAACAGCCAATTCTTCGTTGTTGGTTACAAAGGCGCTTCTGCTTTTGACGCTGGTTTGTTCTACTGCCCATACGTTCCATTGCAAATGGTTCGTGCTGTTGATCCAAACAGCTTCCAACCAAAGATTGGTTTCAAGACTCGTTACGGTCTAGTTGCTAACCCATTCGTTAACTTGGATGACGGCACTTCTGGTCAAGACAACTTGACTGCGAACGCAAACTACTACTACCGCAAAGTTAAAGTTACTAACCTTCTGTAATAGGTTAAGAAACCTACGTAAGATAGGTATTTCAAAGGGAGCTTCGGCTCCCTTTTTTCATTCCTAAATAATTATATGACTACATCTATTCCATCTCAGCTTAATCCGTTATCACCTAACGGGTTTCAGTTTTCTGTTCAGAAACTACCTGACATTACATTTTTCTGTCAGCAAGTTAATCTTCCAGGGATAAATCTTGGAGAGCCTACGTTCTCGACACCATTTTCTACACAACCAGTTCCAGGTGATACATTACAATATGATCCATTGACTCTGCAGTTTCTTGTTGATGAGAACATGACTAACTACAAAGTGTTGTATAACTGGATTATTGCTCTTGGGTTCCCAGAGAGTTACGAACAGTATATCGGACATAATGCACAAGACACAACAGGGTATAGCGAATTAGCTAAGAACTATTCAGACGCTACGCTACAAATCCTAGATAGTAACAACCAAGTGGTTCAGACGATTCAGTTCTACGATGTGTTTCCAACTACCATCGACTCTGTAATGTTTGCTTCTACTAATGATGATGTCCAATACGTTACAGGCAATGTAACCTTTAAATTTGGATGGTATAAGTTATTATAATTGAATAAATCATTGGCTACACAAAGCCAATTTACAACATGGAGTTATTATGAATATTGAGCAGATTCAAGATATGTGGGATGTCGATTGTGAGATCGACAACAACTACCTCGGTGAGACTACCACCGCTACACCAAAGCTACACGCTAAGTACGTCAAAATTTTAGTCAGCGTAAAACTGAAGCACACTAAGTTCAGTTCTGACTACAACATCTTACGCAAAAACAAATTCAAATACTATCGGGGCGAAATGTCACGAGAAGAACTCACTGACCTTAATTGGAATCAGTGGCAAGGCGTAAAACCAATCAAGAACGAGATGGATGAATTCTTGAAAGGTGATAACGATCTAAACACAATGACAGTTAAGATCCAATATCTCGAAACAATGGTTTATATGCTGGAGTCTATCCTCGGACAGATTAAAGCTAGAGACTGGCAGATACGTGCAGCTATAGACTGGAAAAAGTTTCTTGCTGGTATGTGACAGATAAAAATCGCAGTTTCCTAAATAAGAGTATGACCAAATACTGCTTATACTGGATCCACTATCCAGACCAAAAAGATCCAATGTTAGAAGGATACGTAGGAATCACTAGCGATTTCAGCAAACGTATCCAGACACACTCCAAGTATACCAAGTACGCACACATTAAGAACCGTATAGATTCTGGTGCTATTGCTACAATCCTCTATGACAGTTTAACTAAAGTTGAGGCAGAGAATCTTGAGTGGTTACATCGACCAGAGGAGAATATTGGGTGGAATATAGCTAAAGGTGGTAATATTCCACCATCGAGAAAGGGTAAGGTTTCACCTAAAGCAAAGCTAACTGGAGACAATAGAACAGAAAAACAGAAACAAGGTTCTATTAAACAGGCAGCTAAATTGCGTGGTAAAGTCACATCTAATGCAATTGAAGTGACCTTGTTTGGAAAAACATATCCATCAGCTAAGGAAGCTATGAGACAGTTGAACTGGTCTACTTCACACTATTATAAATACAAAGAATTGGTTGCTTCTGGTATGTCATTTGGCACTCCTGAACAACTTAAAGAATATACATACAAATTGAGGAATGATAAGATATCTAAGACTCGTAAAGAGATGGAATATCACTATAATCAATATACTAAATGATAAAAATTGAGAAACTAGACGAAGTCTATGTAAGAGTCTTTTCTGATGCCAGCATCGAACAAGAACTAGCAGACTTCTTTACCTACGAATATCCAGGTGCCAAGTTCACTCCACAATACAGAGCACGTTTGTGGGACGGTAAGGTGCGGATGTATGACCAGATTAGAAAGACATTGTACGTCGGTCTAGTTTCATACGTTGAGGAATTTGCTGTTCGTAACGGATATCAAGTAGAGTACGTTACTCCAGTAATGGTGCGCAACGGTATCACAGCAGAACAAGTAGAGGCTTACGCTAAATCGTTAAAGCCCATGGGTCGTGGACAACCTATCGAGATTCGAGACTATCAAGTAGAAGCAGTAAAGACTGCTCTCGATCAAGAGCGCACGCTGCTATTATCTCCGACTGCCTCTGGAAAGTCATTTATCATTTACACGACATTGAGATACCACGTTGCAAATAAACGTAAGTGTATCATTATCGTTCCAACGACATCTCTTGTTGAGCAGTTGTATGCTGATTTCCAAGACTACTCATCTGCAAATGGATGGGACGTGGATCGTCACTGTCAGAAATTGTATAGTGGTTTCACTAAAGAATTACACTCTAATGTTCTTATCACTACTTGGCAGTCTGTATACCTACAACCGAAGTCTTGGTTCGCTCAGTTCGATGTAATCTTTGGTGATGAAGCACACCAATTCAAAGCAAAGTCCTTAACAACAGTTATGGAAAAGATGGACAAGATCCGTTATCGCATTGGCACTACTGGTACGCTAGATAACAAGAAGGTTCACCGTTTGGTTCTTGAAGGTATGTTTGGTCCAGTGCATAGAGTTACCACTACCAAAGCATTGATGGATTCTAACAAACTTGCTACACTAAACATCACATGTATCTTATTGAAGTACAATGATGAGGTTCGCAAAGCAAGAAAGAATAACACTTACCAAGAAGAGATGGACTTTATTGTTGGACAAGAGCAACGCAATAAATTCATTCGTAATCTTGCTATCAAGTCTGGTGGAAACACTCTTGTATTGTTCCAGTATGTTGAGAAACACGGTAAGGTATTACACGATCTAATCAAAGACAAAGCACACGATACAAGAAAGATTTTCTTTGTTTACGGTGGTACTGATACTGCAGATCGAGAAGCGATCCGTCACATTTGCGAAGGTGAAGAAGATGCTATTATCATTGCTTCATACGGTACGTTCTCTACTGGTATTAACATTCCTTCGATTGAGAACGTAATCTTTGCATCACCATCCAAGTCTAAGATTCGTAACTTACAATCTATTGGTCGTGGTTTGCGATTGAAGAGTGGTAAGACGCATTGTAATCTCTATGATCTTGCCGATGATTTACATTGGAAGTCTTGGAAGAATCATACACTGAATCATGCAGCAGAACGCTACAAGACTTATGCTGAAGAAGAATTTAAATTGAAAGTCGTTGAGGTAGAACTATGCTAACTGGAAAAGAAGTTTTCGTTGTAGTCAAGTTTATTAGCGGAGAACAGGTACTGTCTGCCTTGCAAGAAGAAGACGATACGTATATTGAACTGTTGCATCCGATGGTCGTGAAAACGATACCGAACATTGCGACAGGAAAAGAACATGTGACAGCTGCTCCGTTCTGCCAGTTTTCGAGAGATGATTCTTACCTAATAGATAAGAAGAACGTGATGTTCATCAAGTCGATGCATTCAACGTTCGTTCCTCATTATATGAGAATTGTGGAAGAGCACAATGACATTTCTCTTGCAGAAGAGCCAGATGAAGACACAAAGAGAAAGATTGAGCAACTCGTCGAGATCTTTGGAGATGCATTGGATGACGATACGTCACCAGCAGAGGGAGATGGAGAAGGTATCTACGTAGAAGGAAACGATACTAGACACTAAGTAAGTTACTCTATTCAGCATCAACCCTAACACAGTGAATTATGCCCTAAGTCAACTAAATAAGCAAATCTAAATTGCAATACAGATAAACTTGTCTTGCATTGGTTGCAGAGGTATACTTACTCTTGCTTTGTTAATCAAAGGAAAATATCATGTATGGCACATTACGTAAATAACGCTGACTTCTTAGTGGCGATCTCTGAGTATAGAACAAAAGTTCTTGCTGCTAAAGAAAATGGAACACCTCTCCCACAGGTTAGTAACTACATCGGCGAATGCATTTTAAAGATTGCCAACCATCTCTCTTACAAACCGAACTTCATCAACTACTCTTATCGTGAGGAGATGATTTCGGATGGTATTGAGAACTGTCTTCAATATATCAACAACTTCGATCCGTCCAAGTCAAACAACCCCTTTGCTTACTTCACTCAAATCATTTACTATGCATTCTTGCGTAGAATCGCTAAAGAAAAGAAGCAGTCATACATTAAGGGTAAGTTGATTCAGGACATGCCGTTCGAAGCATTTGAGTTACAAGATCAAGATGATGGTGGTGAGTTTCATAATGCATACCTAGACTTTATGCAGAACAACCATACGTTTGATGATTCCTTCATTACAAAGAAGGCTGCAAAAGCTAAAAAGAAGCAAACCAATCTAGATGATTTTATAGGTGAAGTAGATGATTACCAAGGCGATACAAGCCCCAGCGATATCGACAGCGAGTGAAGTAAGTTCGTTTCTCAATAAGATTCGATCTGGATATGCTGGAGGAAGACCAAGAACTGCACGACGCATTCGAAAGAATGCATCAATGGGTTCTAAGCGAACATTGAAGGGTTATACCTTCGATCATTTTGATGATATGACAAATTTGAAAGAGTTTATGAGCAACAGTGATAATAAAGTTTTCATGGGTGTTTCTGATTTCAGTGATTTGATTACTACTGAGATCCTACAGAAACGTGTAGCTGCAAACAAACAGACTGTTCACCGTGAGACTACCGTATTGGCTAACCGCAAGGCTTGGGCTGATTGGTCTGAAGAAGAATTCGAAGGTTGTCTCTTCGTGCAAGGTTCTGCTTCTTCTGGATTCATCGTTGAAGAAGAAGACATGAACTATGTCACATACTCTGTGAACAGCAACTCAACAACTGTTCGTGCCTTTGGTGACGAAGTATTCTGTGAATACATCATGGACTTGGTAACAGGTAAGTTCGATGTTGTAACTTCTTACATCGAATGGATCTACTCTGGTGACGGCAACTCCGTCAACGTCCCACTCAATCGTGATCGTCTTCCAGTTGACGAGATGTACCCATTCCTTAATGGCGAAAAGTTGACTGACTACTACGATCGATTCATGGCATCTTCTGCCAACATCCTCTTGCTGATTGGTCCACCTGGAACTGGTAAGACTACGTTCATTCGTGGTCTGCTGTCGCACACCGAATCATCTGCGATGGTTACCTACGATGCAGCTATCCTCGAGAAAGATTATCTCTTTGCTCGATTCATCGAAGACGACACCAGTGTTATGGTGTTGGAAGACTCTGACGCATTCTTGAAAAGCCGTT